CCTCGTATTCACGCAGGAGCGTGGCGAGGCGCGCGATTGATTGATCGTCTAGGAGATAGCCAGCCATCGTCTACGGGCCTCCTAGAGTGATGGAAATGTAGTACGCGGGTAAATGTCGAACGTCAACGGGATAGGACTACTCGCAGGTGCCAGCGGTAGACCTGCGCCGTCGAGATTGACGGGTACAGTCACATTGACCCCGTTGTAATCGATCGGCTTACGCTCGCCTGAGACGAGCTTGAACATTCCCATATCGTTGACGACATGCGTCCAGCCATTAGGACGATATTCAAAGACTAGCGTCCAGCGCCAATAGCTGACGTTGTTTTCGTACACCAGATTGGCGCTAACACTATTGAGCTTGGCGAGTGCTGTGCCGATCACATACGGGCCGACCGTGTAGGAGCTTGCATTGACCGTGCCGATTGATCCAATCCACGCTGCCGATGGAGAGTTTACAGAGTTGAGCCCTACCGTGATCGATGCGCCGCCCTTGACGATCTCAGGCACGGGCAGAAATGGATCTTTGGCAGAGTTGCGGATCAGCGTACCAGAGCGATCGAACATCACCCCAAGCGGGTATGAGGTGGTGCTGACGCTGTAGTCTCTCGGCCTCGAGAGCGGATTCTCGACACGATCCGCGGGCGCTTGACCAGTCTGCTGAGTCTCGACGGCAGGGTCGCCCGATGGGGCAGATGCTGCCGATGGTGCATCGATGTTGTAGCCGTAATTGACCGATATGCGCCAGAGCGTAGGGTCGCCCTGATCCTGAGACGGGCTGATGCTTAGACAGTACGCGTCAGAGTCCTCGTTGTGCGCGCTAAATATGACCGGCAGCGATGGATGCGATGCGGCGTACGCTGGCCCGTAGGATGCGGCGTCAGTGCGCACCAGAAATACACGGGTATACGTGCGGTTAAATTTCTGATCGACGGATGCCGTGCGCCCCTCGGCGACCTCGGTAAACAGTGTATACGCCATGTCGCCTCCTTATTTGGGGATGACCAGAGTGCCGGGCTTGATTATGTTTGCTTTCTCTGCGGCAGCGACTAGACGCTCCTGCAATTTAGTTTGGATCGCATCCTGCCGCGCAGCCTCAGCAGCAGCAGCGACCAGTTGTTTCTGTGGGTCGGCCTGAGCATTCATGCCCTCGACTCTCGCCCTGATCTGAGCCTCAGCAGCACCGGCAGAGCCAGCGACAAACGCCTGCGCAGTGCCTGCCTGAGGAGTTGCGAACTGCTTGACCATGTCTTGCAATTGCTTGCCCACGACCCTAGTTTGTGCTGCTCGCAACTTGTCCGCAGACTCTTTGCTGCCCTTGGCTGCCTGCGCCATCATCGATTCGAGATTGCCGGTCATCTCGGCGAATTTCTCGGTGATGGTCATATTGTTTTTGAGAATATCTCGAGTCATGTTGGCGTTGTCTTTGGTCGCATTGTCAAAATCAAGCGTGAGCAATGCCGTCTCTCGAGCCTGTTCCTCGAGAGCAGCAGTGCAGGCTTTGGTCTCTTCTTCAAGATTTTTTGCGGCCTCAGCCTCAAGCATTCTCTCTTGTGCCAATTGACTCTCTGCTGCCGCCTTAGCTGTTGCCTCAGCCTTTGCGGCCATCTCAGCCCTAAGTTTTTCAGCCTTGGCTTGAGCTTCAATAGCTGGCATCAATTCGCTTGGCTTAATGGCAGGGCTGACCAATTCTGACTTGGCGTGTACTCCTGGGCCAGTCAGCCCAAATGTAAGCATGTTTAAAAAGTCATCGTCAATTGCTTTCTCTTCACGCAAACGGGCATCATGCCGTTTTTTGGCAGCTTCAGAGTTTGGATCTTCGCCCGGCAGGGCACTGGTGAATTCAAACTTTACCGCATCGCTAATGTTCTTGGGCGTTGGCAGGCCTTTGTAATCCTCCATGAGCTGACGTATGCCAGCGACGACATCGTCGAACATGGTCTTGAGCTGCGTCACGCCCTCGATCAATTTGTTGACTACGTCTTTGGCAATTTGCTTACTCGAGTCGAATATAGACGCTAGCCCTGATGCTTTGTCTTTGGGATCGATCACGGGCATGAATGCTGCTGCGATCTCCTGAACAACTTCTTTGACGCCCTGAAACGCACCCTTGAGCGCGGCGAATGCCTTCTCTGGCTGGATGATGGCAAGCATCTGCTTGCCGATTTCTGTGAGCAGATCGTTGAAACCAGCGGTGACTTGACGCAGCATCCCCTCGAACGAGTTGGCCATTTTGCTTGCGGTATCTGCTGCCTCTTTAGTATTTGATGCTGCGAATACCGCGCGCACTGCCGTGGCGCTGCTGACCGCGCCGTCTTTGACCGCTGCTAGCGCATCCTCGACGCTGTAGGCATTGCCCGTGACCGACTCGAGCTCTTTGGCCAGTGCCTCGAATACTCGCAATCCGCCTTTCTGCAATGTGCGCAGTGGGCCATCTGTGGCGATTGCCGCGCCACGTATCTCAGTGATTGCGCTAGCGACCGCATTAGCGCCAGCAGCCCCGCCACCAAGGATCTCGATGGCGTTGCCTGTCTGGGCGAGGATGGTGGCTGCGCCTGCCGTGCTCATGCCAGCGGCGGTGAATTGCTCAAATGCCTTGGCTAGATCCTCGAGTGGCACGCCGGTGTTGCTGCTGATGTCTCGCAGATCCTTGATGACCTTGTTTCCATCCTCGACTGATTGCGCCATGTGCTGCGCGCGGATGGTCATCGTCTCGAGAGCGCCACCCATTTTCAGAATTGACACACCAGCTTGCAAGGGCATGCCGATGAAAAACTGAAACACGCCCTTGGCCATGTCGAGCAAGCCCTTAACGTCGTTGAGCGACTTAAGGCCTAGCATTTCTGATATGTTGATGGGCTTTATTTTGCCAATCGACTCAAGGCTTTTCTTCGACTTGTCCGCGACATCGCCTACGTTTTTCAGGCTTTTGCTGGCATCCGCGGCCCCTTTGGTGACATCAGAGCCCTGCCACGCCATCTGTACTGAGAGTTTGGCGATACTAGCCATATGCCTGCTCCCTAGTCATAACCTTGGCGCCGGTCTCGACCAGTGCCGTGAGTGTTGTGCTCTCTGCCTGCATCTCAGCGCAGAGATCGCGAGGCAGAAAGTCCGTAACTTTGGCGCCCTTACTCCACGCTGCCATCGGTGCCCATGCCGCTAGCGCATGCTGTAGGTCGCTGCGGTAGTAGCCCCACGGATCGAGCCGTATGAGTGCCACCCACTCGGCCAGCTCTGTGCTACTCATCCGCTCCTCGATCTCGCCAACCGTCATACCGAGATGACCAGCGAGCCGAAATAGCACCCGCCGGAGCGGGCGCTTGGCTAGTTTTTTTCCACGTCCTCAGGACGCAGACCGACCAGTTTGCAACTGGCATCCCATAGCTTATCGATCGACATGGCAGGCAGCCCGCTCACCACTGCGATGTCATTGTCGGCAAATAGGCGCACACCCTGCTCGTCGCAGATAGTGAGCACCAGCAGACGGGCGCGGATGTTGGCGTACCTTGCCGCGCCCTCATTTTCGATCTGCCACGCATCCCATTGATCGCGCTGGCCTGCCGTGATCTCGCGCAGGCATACATCTCCGCCCCACTCGGGCACGGAGATGGTAATGATGCGGGGCTTTGCGCCTGCGATAATTGCTGCTCTGTCTAGTGCCATCATGTGTTACTCTTGTCGCTCAATTGGAGAGTTACTGTGTACCGCAGCGCTTCATCAGTCGCGCCGATATCAGGATACCCGATCTCGCTGATGTAGCCATCGTACACTGCGATTGTATCGATATTTGCGCCACCAAGATCGACGCTTACGCGAGTGTGAACCTTGGCGAGCCGACGAGTATCGAGCAGGCTCAGCAGGTTAGTGGCAGTCGCGGTATCGTCGAGATACAGTGTGAATTGCACTGTGCCTGGGTCGTTGCGTACTGGCACGCGCTGCATTTTTGTATCGCTGAGCGCGGTAACGTCAGCGAACGTCGTAGATCGCGCATTAGCCGCGATGCTGATCAGCCCGCTCAGAGCTGCCGTTGTGCCTGCTGTGCTGCTGCTCAGCGTCGCGTAGGCTGCGGTCGTTCCCGGTCCTAGTACATTTGGCATGTCGAGACTCCTTTACTGGTATGTGCCGACTACGTCAATTGTAGTCAAGCGTGCTAGCTCGTCGGTCCCATCTCCCCCGAGCTCAGATTGATCCTGCGCTTCCTCGATGCGCCAGTGATGGATGGTCACGTCTGAAACTGTATGGCGTCCCGGTGTAGCCTCGATCTGAGCCGCAATCCACACTAGGACGCCCTGCGCACTCGATCGAGTCTCAGCCACTGCCGTGAGCGTAACACGCTCTGTGATTACCGCTGGTGTGCCCCTGAGCAGCATCTGTCGCTGAGTGCTAATGCCTTGGTAGACGACGTAGGGCAGAGACGATCCCACTGGCGCATTCTCCGGTGAGATGCCGCCGGGTATGGTCGTACCGTAGTCGGTGCGACCGACGAGGTAGGTGCGCAGGAGTTTGCCTAGGGCACTCATACATCACCTGCGTCGGGTGTGATTTTGCCGCGCTTGATCAGATTGTCTAGCGAGATTTGCAGATAATCCACTGTTATCGATGATGCCGTGGCAAGTCCAGAATCTAGGGCAGGGCGCAAGAAAGGTTTGGCACTAACCCTTATTCGTTTATTGCTGGCCCAAATTTTGGCGTTAAATCCATTTTCGACTAAGTGCGCGTATTTTGTTGGTTTCGCCTCAACCATGACATTACGCTGCGCTACTTTTGATTTTGACGGCTTGAAATATGCGATAAAAACTTTAGTCGATGTTCCTTTTTTGGGACCAACTATCGCAGTGACTATGCCTTTTTTTGTCGTGATAACCTTTACGGCGATGCTTTTTTTCAGGGCTAAACTTGCGCCGTACATGCGCACAAGTTGATCTCCTACGCGTATCACCGCCTTGCGACTGGGTGCTTTCGCCCTAGCGATTTTTGCGACCTGTCCACCAATTTTGCGGGCAGCTCGCCGGAACGCAGTACGTATGACGATCGGGAATTTGGCGAGCCGATCCATCAGGTCGCCTAATCCTACAATTGGGAAATGCTCGTCCATTGCATACGGCATCACGCACCTCCAGTCGTGGTGGTGGTGGTCGTAGGTGCCGCCGTTGTTGTCGTGCTGGTCGTGGTCGCTGGCGCATCTGACTCGACCTGCACAGCCGTGATCTTGAGGTGTTCATTGAGACCGTCAATGGTGCTGATCCCAACGATGTTCAGCGTGATGTCTCCATAGATGACGCGATGGATCGGCAGCACATCGGTGCGGTATCTCATCGTGACCGTGTAGGTCGTGACTGACGACTGCATCAGAGCGCTCTGCGGCTCGCTGCCTGGAGTCGAGACAACGCTGGCCCATACCGTGGCGTAGGTTGCCCAGGTGCGAATAGCCTGCCCGTATGAGTCAATACTGTCGGCCGGCGCCTGAAGAGCCACACGACGGCGCAGATCGCCTACTACGGTAGCGGCGGGCATCAGCTATACCCTCCATCGGAGTAGAGCCTGAGCACGCTATCGACTGCCAGCGGGACTTCAGATCCGAACGACCCAACTGCTTCGCGGTGCTCATACCAATGCGCAACAAGCATCATGATTGCGAGGCGCAGGAGCTGCGGTATGCCCGTGCTTGCTGAGCCGTAGCCTGCGATCCAGTCGATCTCGATTGCACCACGCTGGAGCGGATACGTGATTGGCCACATGCCGCTCGGTGGCAGCACGAGCAGCGGCGGGTTGTTGTCGAGCAAAACTTCAAAATCACCAGCGGCATACGTCATCGTCTGTTGATTGCCGTCACCGTCGTAGTATCGGATCCGCGGTGTGATGTATGCGATGCCGGTCACGAGATTAGCCGCAGCCTCGATCGCAGGCGACCTTGGCAGCTCGATGTCGTAGGGCCAGTTGTCCATTGTCAGGCGGTATGCGGTATAGATCAGGGTGCGGCTAGTGTAACGCTCTACCATGTCACGTGCCGCGCTGATCATCGCAGTGATGAGCGCATCATCATCGCTCAGGTCCACGCGCAGGTGGAGCTTCGCCTCAGCCAGTGTTACTGGCTCGGACGTGCCACGCGCGAGGATCTTGATATTCATCTCTTCTCCACGTTTTTACGGCGCTTATTGTCTGCGATGTCTAAAGGTGGTGGAGCCGGTGCTGCTGGCTCCTGATAGGGCTCGGCGAGCCCAGCGGATACGAGCCGCTGGGCGTCATCGCCAACAATGTCCAGAACCTCACCGGGCATGTAGCTCACGAGAGTGCCTACGCAATGTATGAGTATT